TCGGATGGCAGCAGCATCTCTTATGGCCGGAGCGACTGTTCAGTACGATGCGCTTGAGCAGTCAAAAAGTCAGATCGCCATGCGGGTTCACACGTTTTTGCAAAGCGAGAACGCGAAAGAAATGTTTACCACGGCCGAACTCATGTCCGGCAAAGGCGTTGACCTCATCGCCTACAAGAAGTTTCTGAAGAAGCTCAAGGCTGATCTCCCCGGCAAACTCATCGTTGACGATACGTCACGAGGGAAAGTCTCTCCGGCTTCGATCGCTGCACAGCTTGAACGGAACCGACCAGACATCTTGTTCCTTGACTACCTCACGCTGATGTCAGGAGCGAGCGACTGGCAAAAGATCAGTGAGCTGTCGGGCGAACTCAAAGGGATCGCTCAAGCCTACGAAGTGCCGATAGTGGCAGCCGCCCAGATCAATCGGGCGAGCTACGACTCGGGGCATCCGGGGACTCAGCATCTTGCTGGTTCGGACAGCATCGGTCAGGACGCTGATGCGGTCATCACGATGGCCCAGCAATCTCGGCATGTCATCAAATTTCATCTAGCCAAATACCGCCACGGTGCTGACGGTCAATTTTGGTTCACCGAGTTCCGGCCGAACTCCGGCCAATTCACCGAGATCAGCGGAGATGCCGCTCAAGAACTCATTGACGAGGACAGGCTCGCTGAGCTGTGAGCTACGCCGACTTCGTTGAGAAGCACCTAAGCGTTTCATCCCGCTCCGGCAACGAATGGGCGTGCCTGTGCCCGTTTCACGACGAAAAGGGAGCGTCCTTCTCGATCAACATCGAGAAGGGACTCTTCATCTGCTACGCATGCGATGAGCGTGGCAACTTCGCCAAGCTCGCCGCTCACCTTGGTGTTGACGGTTACAGCGGCATCGGTCCGGGTCGGGACGATCCCGGCCTTGCCGCCGCAACCGCTCGAAAGCGTATCGGAGATGTTCAAGAATTGCTTGAAGCTGAAGCAGCATCGGATCAGAAGCTTTTTCCGATCGACTGGATCGAGTGGTGGCAGCAAGACGCCGCACGCTATTGGGCGGAGCGAGATATTAGCGATCCGAAAGTGCTTGCCGACTTTCAACTCGGTTATGCCCTCGAAGATGATGCGCTCGTGATTCCGCTGCACGATCATCACGGTCGGCCGATCGGAGTTGTTCGGCGCTTCCGCAATCCTCCGCCAGACGTTGCGAAATACAAGTACCCGAAGGGCGTAAAGATTTCGCACGTTCTTTACGGATTCGCTCAAGCGGCCTCTCTTGAGCGGCTCGATCGACTCGTCGTGGTCGAAGGCTCGATCGACGCCCTCAAGGCGTGGTCGTTCGGCACCCCGGCCGTGGCGATCCTCGGGGCGAGAGCCTCTCGCCGTCAAGTTGAACTGATCGAGAGCCTCGCTCCTACCTCGCTTCTCTTGATGCTTGATGCCGACCGAGCCGGTAGAGCGGCCGAGAAGCATCTTGTCGAGGATTTGCGGGATTCCGGCATTGTCCTTCGGCGTCCATCGCAGTGGCCTGCCGGTTGTAAGGATGTCGGAGAGATGTCTTCACAGCAATTTGCAAATACGCTACAATCCTCATCCAGAGTTCGCCGCGCAACGAAGGCTCCTCCTACTTCGTTGGTCCCCTAGCGGCGTGGGCTAGGCCCTCTTGGCGCAACCGGGTGTGAAGCGCCAAGGGGGCTGCTCACTACTTATAGCGAGGCTTCTCAAGCTCTGGGTCGGCAAGCCTTTCCGTGAAGTAACCGTGGCAGTCCTTGCACTGGTAGCGCCGGTTCTTGCTTGTCTTTGTGTAGTTGAACCCACGAGACACAGGGGCGGTTGTACTCCCGCAGCGAGGGCAACCGTCCGACTGCCCGTGGAGGGCGTAGTTGGGCAGCATGTGATTCCACTCTTTTGTTGCCTCAAATAATTCTTCGGTGAGCCGTACATCCTGCTGGTTGTACTTCTTCATCAGCGCCCAAGCTTTAGCGTCTCCCTCCATGCATCCTTTCCAAAGATCAAATCCGGCGTGCTTCGTCTTCGACCCGAGGTCGAGTTGCTGAGCGACGAAATCCAACTTGTTGCTAGCGAACTTGAAGTTCTTTCGCATCACGAGCAGCAAGTCGATATCGATGTGAGGTGCTGGCCTACCAAGACCTTCCAAAAGGAACTCTCGTTGCAGGTGCTTACAGTCGTAGGCCCGGCCGTTATAGGTAACGATCGCGTCAGCTTCGTCGAGCAAAGTCCACGCTCGTTCGACCATTTCGGAATGCCCGTCGTGAAAGTCCGAGTGAAAGTGAATCTTTTTCTCGCCCACCCATTTCGCTGCGAAACAAATCACGCTGCCCGGAATCTCAACTTGGTTGATCCCCACGTTCGTTTGGAAAAGCTGCCAGACGAATGCGAGCGACGGCTGAGACTCGATGTCGATTACCAAAGTCTTCATCTGACCAGCCCCTTGGAGATGCGAGTGTCGTTGTCACCGATCGTCCACGGACTCGCTTCTCGGGTTATCGAGACGGGGCGAACATCCGGTCGGTGAGCTTTGCGGCGTATAGACCACGCCAGCGCTCCAGCGATGAACGAGTCAGGCGGGTGGCCCGAACCGAACAAGTCTTTGTCGGTGACGTACTTGTGCTCGTCGTAAACGTATTTGATTCGTGGGCACCGAAGACCGTCTTGCTCGATCCCGGCGATGTACTGGGTGAACACAGACTCACGCTCACGGCCACGGAGAACGACTGGCTTTACTTTGCGCTTGTCGTAGGTGATGAGGTCATCGACTACGTTGCCGATGCCAGTGGCGTCATGAACGCACAAGCCGCCGTACATATTCAACGTGTCGTCTAGGTCGGCCACCATCTCCGGCCACGGCTTTCGGCCGGTGCGAAGGAAGGCCACCTCGACCCACGGGTCAACGTCCGTTCGGAACGTGCGGATGACCGTGAAGTCTTTTTCTTTCGCCCAGTCGGCTCCCGTGACGTATCGAGCGCCTTCTACTGGTTCTTCGACGGTGATGTACTCATCAAGCTCGCCAAGGAACCAGCCGTAGGTTTCTTGATCGAAACACCGCTCGACAAAGTTGACATCAATCGCACGGCCATCAAACGACGGCTCTTGGAGGTCGTACTCAATAGCGAACATCCGCTCGCTGACCTCAACTCTTTTGCGGTCAACTTGGTCCTGAGTAAGCCAGCCCGGTTCTTCAGGGGTGCCAATGTTTTCCCGCCAGCACCACTCGTGGACCGGCCAACCTCGCTCGTTTGCACGGCGAAGCAACTCGGTCATCGTGCCGTCCGCATACTGATGCGTCGAAGACGCGACGACCTGCGAACGGATACCACGCTTATCCATCGGCTGACCGAGCGCCGAGTCGAAAAGTTGAATCTCAAGCTCGTCAACCTCATCGAGCCGAAGGCGTTGAGGATGCGGGCCTCGGACTGATTTTTCCGATGCCATCAGAGCAAGAATGCTGCCGTCGTTCTTGAGCTTGGTCGAAAACTTTGTAGGTTCGCCCTTGAGCATGTCGGGTGCTCGATCCGACAAGAGCATTTTTTGAGCACCATCGTGGACGTTCTGACTTTGCTGCGCCGACCCGCCGAGCACTGTGATCTCGGCACCGAGGGTCGCAGCCTCGATGCAAACAAGAGCTGCGAGGGTTTGGCTCTTGCCGCCGAAGCCTCGACTGGCTTTCCAGATCGAGATCGGCGTCTCACCGAAATACGCCTGCGCCAGTGCCTCAAAGGGTGTCGAATGGTGCTCGCAAACTTTTTGCCGAGGGATAGTGATGCCCCAGACGACCTTCAAGTACATCCACAGCTCGTCTCGGTCTTGCGGGAGCCGTCCAAGAACAAGAGGCACTATGCGTCTTTCCGCTGGTAATGGAAAGACTCAAGGGTGCGAATGCGTTGCTCGTGGTCGTCAACCGCATCTTGCAGACGCTCGAAGTTTTCTTCGCCCCGAGCCAGCTTGATTTGGATCAACAAAAGCTGGCGTGAGGTCCACCCCATCCACGGGATCAAAAGCACCGTAAGCAATGCAAGAATGACGGCGGTCGCATCCACGAGGTCAAAAGTTACTTCCGCAAGCTCATGAATGGAAGTCAGTTCAATAGCGTCAGAAGCCTTGAATAAATCAGAAGCGATCAGTAGCCTTCAGAAATGAGCTTCAAGATTGTCAAGCAAGACGTAGCTCTCGGCCGAGGCAACTTCATCAAGGGCTACGTCGTCACGCACAACGATCGTTTCGATGAGTTCTTTCGTCACTTTGAGACGGCGAAGCGCTACGTCGAACGCCGTGAAGAGGAATTGTCGAGAGACGCTTGAAGCTTCGCTGACGACTCTCAGGCTTTCGTGGTGGTGCCATAAAAAGAAGGTACGCCCCCACGAGGGGGGGGCGCACCAGTGTCGGCTCGCGGCCAGCAAATGCTTTTTGCTACTTGGCTGCTGCCAGCTCCGTCCAAGCTTGCACCGCTAGCATTGACATTTCGCCTTGAAAGTCAGGCACGATCTTCATGCCTGCGACTGCGAGGAAGTCGATCATCGACAAGGTGTCGATCTCTTCTAGCTTGATGTCGCCACCGAAATGCTCAATCAAGAGTTTGAGCAGGTCTTCAATTAGCTGGATGTGCATTTGTTCTCCTTGTGTCGTGGGTCCGGGCACGGCTGCCCGTCCGCAAGGGTGTGGATGCTTGAGGCGACGGGGCAGCCTTTTGGCTTGCATTCGTGAACGTCACGAAGGTCGCGGCCTCGCTTTTCAAGCTCTTGTTTGCTACCGCAAATCCGGCAGTAGTTCATAGTTCCTCCTCGGGTGGCTTGTACAGCCAGAGAATCCAGACGTAGAGCAGGATGATGTTGCCCACTGGGTTTCTGGTTGCCAGCCAGATCAACTGGTTGCTCATGCTGCTGCCTTCGGCCAGACATACGCTGGCTCGTCGTCTACCACGATGCCGAAGATCGGCGTGTAATGCTCAGGCAGCTTCCAAGCGAGCTTACGCCGGTGAGAG